TAATTCTATCTAATCGTGTAGACCCTGTAAGGTCAGATGGTTTATTGTGCTCTGGGTATATGTGTCCATGCACGTCTGCTGATATTGCGTACTTCATGGTATCATCTCCTATTTATTGTAGTAATTTGTTATATATTCTATAGGCTCTGGGTCTGGCTCAACCTTTAAGCCTAGAGTCATGAATACTGTAAAAATTGCCCTTGCGTAGCCTAAATTCCAGTAGGCATTTATGGAGTTTTCTTTCCACTCTTTCCTACACTCTTCAATGATGGACAAAGGAACATCTACTACAATCTCACCTGGCTCATGGATAAACTCTTCTATGTGTAGCTTGCGTACTACCCATCCTAAGCCAGCCTTTATACCCCAGTCTGTAGCACTTCTGTCTTCTACATCTGACCACGCTTCAACAAAACTTTTAATAGTCCCCTTACGTATCTCGTTTAACTCAATACGCACCATACTCATCTTGACCCCTCCTATTTATATTGTATTGGTTCTGCCTCTTCTACAGTAAAACCAAAGTCCTCTATTAAACCTCTCAAAATGCTCAGATGACACACAGGTCGCTTACGATGATCACAGTAACAAGCTATCGCCACTGTCTTACCTTCTGTCAACCAATAAATAACCTCGCTAAACTGACTAAAGAAGTCTCCACGCTCTTCCCATTCAGCTAGTAGGCTTTCAGTGTAGCGTTCAAACCACCCATCCAGTCTACCTTTTCTATTATGCTCCTTGGTGAACGTGACAAGCTCTCTAGTAGGTGCTAGTCCTGGCTTATGCTCCCACCACTGGAAATAAGTTCTACCCTTAGGTTTCCCTACTGCTAACAGTTGTACGTCAGCATCAGGCATAACCGTCCTTCCATGAATAGTACACAAGAGAACCTTGCCCCTTCCCTTTAAAGAAAGGGATTCTTTGAATTCCTTCTCCGTGGTATCTTTTAAGCATCTTAAACAACGATAGAGGTTACCACTGTTGATAACCTCTACGTTGTGTCCACGCTTTTTACAACTTGGACAATTCATTATTTATTCCTCCAGTCTAAATGTGTTAATAGGTAAAGAGCCAATCCCCGTACCATAACTAACAGTTTTACTGTATCTGATACGTTCCTTCTTTAGGTAGTCCTCAAAGTGGGCTGATTCAGTTCTCATAGTTATATCGTAACTATCAACTGTTCCCTCTCTTATCATACCTACGATAGCTGCAAAGTGTTCCTTTAGAGTAGTTCCATGTTCTAACATTGACTATTCCCCTTTCCCCCAGTAAACAGTACCACACTCACCACAACCACCCACATAGTATATACCCTCAGTAGTTTTAATAGCATTCATTATAACTCTATTAAAGATAGGATTTGTTACCTCACCTGCCAGAATAGAATTAACATTTATGCTCTTAGAGTAACACTTAGAGCATGGAGTCTCCACAACCATAGGGTTGTGATGGATATTTCCTAGAAAACTCCAGTAGTTTAAGTCTGCTCCCTCTTTACCTAGTAGTTTTAATGGTGGTACCTTCTCCGTCACTATTCCCATATAAATCCTCCCTATTCGTATGAACTCAAGGTCATCGTAGCGTAGTCTATTTCATTATTGATGGATATATTGGCTTCACCATCCCTGTGTTTAGAGATATAGATACGCATTTCGCCATCTTCTTTTTCTTCCGTAGTCTGACATAGAGCCATCATAAAGTCTGCAATGTTAGCTTTATTGAATGCCTCTGCTAAGTCACCAATTGTGATAACCTTCTTGTCTAGTGCTCCACGGTTAGCCTGTGATGCAGTCCACACTGGACAGTCATACTCAGCTGCTAAGTCACGTAAGTCTAAGTACACAGACTCTAATTCGAAACGCTTGTCAGCGTAGGTTCTACGTGGTTGTACAAGGTCACCGTAATCGACAATAATAACGTCAGGCTTAATGCCTTTCTCCATCCATAACCTAGTAAGGTATGAACGCATTGTGTGTACCGTACAATCATTAGTCTTGTACTTCTTAACGAACAGTTGACCTCTCTTAGTCTTCTGCATATTCATAATCGCTTTAAGTATCTTGTCTGGGTTATCTTTCATATACTCGAATGATTTACCCATTAAGCGTTGGTCATAACGCTTAGTAACCTGTTTCTCTGGCATCTCTAGTGTGAAGTGTACTACGTTGTAACCTTCTAGTACTGCTCCTGCACCAATGTTAATCAATGCAATAGATTTACCACGGTTAGGAGGTGCGATAACAACCCCTAGTTCTCCTCCACCAAGACCCCCATGTAGAATATTATCTACACCAGATATCCCTGTTGGAATCCTACGAACACCATCCGTACCCTCACGATAGTTCTCAATACGTTCTTGAGCATTGGAGTAGTAATCTGTACCCAAGTCACCAATGTCTTCACCTATTCTAAGAGCTTTACCTACCAGGTCTTCTATCTTATTGAAATCCTCTGATGTACCCTTTTCCAGCAACCCTACAGAGTCCCAGATAGCCTGTTCAATTGCAGAACGCCTACCAAATGCAATAACATTGTCCTTTATATACTCCGCATCTGACAGGTCAGCATCAAATATATCCAGTATACAATCTTCATACTGGTCTTTTATCTTAGCTTTGAGTTTATTATTCTTGGTAAGTTTCCTTACCTCTTCCCAAAGTACCTCTGTAGTTGGAGGGTTAACGTCAGTGCCTTTCTTAGTAGCACGGTCTGACTCTTTCTCATAGTGTTCTTGAATGATACGAGCCATGTCAATATGAATGTCTTTCCTAAGAAACTTAGGTTTTAGTACTTCTCTAAATGTAATGTAGAAAACTTTGTCACGTGCCATTAGTGCCAGTATCTTAGACTGGAACGATTCTGAAAATTCATATGTTTCAGGCATGCAATATGCTACCCCCTTCAAACTGTCCTCCGACTTAATAAAAGAGAAGACCCCAAAAGTCCTCTCTTGCCTATCCCAGTTTGATGTTAGGAGGAATACTAAAGTGAGACTCTACTTCTTTCACAGTCTTTTCTATGAGTTCCTGTAACGTCTTGGACTCGTGAATCATGTTAAACTCCTTCATAACCAGCTTCTCCCTATTGGAATCTCCTGTCATTGTGGATACAACATCATGAAACCAAGGCACTGACCATAGATAGTATGGGGACAACTCCCTCCAAGCCTGATAGATTTTGATAGCCTTGTACTGGGCTTTGTCATCCATAATAGACTGCTTGATGTAGGTGTTTAGGGTCTCCGCAGAGGAGATTACCCCCTCAATCACTTCTTCCCTACTGCTGAGAGTCTGTCTTCCTTTTTCTTTTTTCTTGCCACCCACGTCCTTCTCTGACTTACGTTTGATATCTGCCAGATAGTTTGTGAAGTATCTCAAGGCACGAACGGAATACATCATATGAGCCATTGGTATTCCACCTAATCTCTGAAACTGGGATTCAATATATAACTTTCCATCCCACTGTTGCATTCTACATATTTCGTATACTCTTTCAAAGTGTATCCATCTCTTGCTCTTTGTAGGCTCTTTATGGGATACAACTGAGTAACCAGCCTTCCCTATTACCTTTCGTGCCAACATCTCATAATGCCTTACAATCTCTAGAATGTCATCTTCTCTAGTCTCTTCTTGCATTTGTAATAGTCTTAAATATGCCTTCACCTCTTTCGGTAATATTATAGCTTTCCGTATGATAGGTACCCTCGTTATAACCTTTGGTTTCCTCTTTGCCATACTAAACACTGTCCTCTCATATAAAAGCTGTCCACTGAACGACCGCTCGAACTACGGAGTGTAGGGCTTTTGCCTCCCTTTTTTCTTTAAATTTTTTAATTATTTAAAGGTAACCTTTAAAAGTTTTCTCTTTTATATTAACCTTTATAAATAAATACTCTTTATAATTTTTAGTTACGTTAGTAACTAAAAATTAAACTCACATCCATGGAACACCCCTACGAGCAGTGTCCTTTTCATACAGAAAACTGGACTTCTCAGCCCAGTTTCACTATATGGAACGCTTCATTTTTGTATGTCTCATAGCGGTCTAAAGTGTGTTCAGCTAAGTATTCATTGTGGTAATCCAAGAAGTCATAAACCTCAATACCTGAACCATCAGCTTTCTTTCTTAGACCTCTACCTATTCTTTGTAACAGTTGTCTCATGGACTTCCCACCAGCAGCTAAGAATAAACAGTTGATACCAGAAATATCAACTCCCTCATCCAGTATAGATGTAGCTACCATAACTGGGAATCTACCTTCAGTGAAGTCTTGTAAGGCTTCCTCTCTAAACTTAGTAGTTCTGTCTCCATGTACAAATCTGTGGTCTATTTCATACTCCTCCAGTAGTTCAGATACAATGTCTCCATGTTCGGTTTCGTTCACTATAATTAAACACTGTTTCCCGAAATCCACCCTCTCACTGACCTTATCAGCTAACACCGTGTTTCTGTCTACATTAGAGATGATACCCATCTTACGAGAATCAGAGTACGTTTCATTCTCAATCACATCAGTATCTACTGGCAACATGTAAATTGTTGGTTTAGCAGAGAACCCTTGTTGGATTAAGAAATCATTAGATATCTTGATGACAATCCTTCCAGTACATCCAAGCAGTCTCTTAACATTAATCTGGTTAGACTCATCCACAGTACCAGTTAAACCAAATCTGAAGTATGCATTATCCAGTTTCATGAACAGCTTATACCATGTATCAGATGATGAGTGATGTGCCTCATCCCCTAGGAAACAGTGACAAGATTTAAGTAGTTCAGCAGTTGCTTTACATGTATCTAGATACTTCTCCTTGTTCATATTCTTAGGAATCTTTTTAGGATTCAGATACTTTGATACAGTTGGTATCATCACAATATTGACCTGCTGAACATCCCATACACCAGTACCAATTCTACCAACCTTGATTCCTAATCTCTCTTCCAACCTTTTATGAGATTGTGAGAATATCTCTTTAGCGTGAGTGAAGAATAGTATGCGTTGGTCTGACTTTAAACTAGGTAGAATACACTTGATGATGCCTGCTGCTACCTCTGTCTTACCACCGTTAGTTGCAATGTTCACTATCCCTCTAGTAGCTTTGAGTGCAGATTGTACAGCATCATACTGGTAATCACGTAAAGTAATGTGACCAATCTTCTCATCTCTTAACTGGATTTCACTTGGTAGAGAAACGTCTATCTGTTTTCGTTTGTCAACTACGTCTACCGTTTCACCTGCTTTTTCCAACGCCCACACAACTTTGGATAATAAACCGCTAGGAAATTTCTTAGTCTTCATGCTGAAGAACCTTGTCTGTCCATCCCATGTCCCATTTCTATACAATGGAGTGAACTGGTAGCCTGGTGTTTCTACCGAGAGTGTACTATCCACCAACTTTAGAGCTTTTGTACTTGCATCAATGACAACCGATTGTAAATTACCTATTTCGATAGTCGCCATATGTAACACCTCCAAAATTATTTCCTATTTAAAATAACCACCCCGAATAGACTTTTCACCTTCTTTCCTCATTTCTTTTTTCCTCAGAGGTTTTTCATATAGAGCCATAGCGGTGACATTGGGAAGAATAGGTTGCTAGTAATGTTCTAGGTGAATTTCCTCCAAATTTCGGACATAGAAAAACCCTTGAATCGTCTAATTCAAGGGTTTTTTGCTAGATTATTTGTGGCTTAAACCGTCAATTGAGAGGTCATCTTTGTCCTTCAACTTCCGTACACCATTTTCAATCCCTGCAATAACTTCTTCCTGACTCAAGTGTATGCCTTTAGTTGCTAAAATGTGTAAGGCTTGGTCAACCGCCCAATCACGTTTCTCAATACCCTTCTTACCTTTTAGCTCTGCTTCTGCATATTCAACCACTTGGTTTGTGATAGAGTCGATGATACCAAGCTCATCCTTCTGCTTAGCACGTTTCAATAGACGTCTACCTTGATCTAATACTAGTGCTAGTAAGGCACCCACTAGTATAGTGACTACCTCAGCACCAATTTGAGTTACTAAGTCTAACAAGTTCATTTAAAAGCCCTCCTATCTAACTTCCACATAAGTGGAGCTAGCAGTGATATAGTAAGTCGCACCTTTGGAGTTCTGCACTTTGTACTGATAAGCGTCATCTACTGGCACCTTAGTAACAATAGTGAAGCCCTCACCTGCATTACATTGACCAACAACATAAGTTTTATCCCATGTAGGTCGGCTGTAGAAGTTTAAGCCATCCACTTTTGATACTACTCGTTTGCCAGCGTTAGTAGAACCAGAACCTCCAGTAGAACCACCTGTAGAACCTCCACTAGTACGCTCGAAACGTAAGAATGAAGAATCGTTCTTAACCCATTGGTCTCCACCTAAGTTTAGCCATCCATTAACCTCTGCCCAAACGATATAGCTTTCGCCAGCATTTAACTGACGTAGTACAGAATAGTCAGTACCTGGACCACTACGTAAGTTTACGTTAGTGCCTGTGATATAAGCTGTACCGATACCGTTACTTCCACCGCCAGTAGGAGGTGTAGTTGTACCGCCACCAGTGTTTCCACCAGTACCCCCACCAGAACCGCCACCTAATACATCAGATACACGATTCTTGAAAGCAGTAAATAATGCAGGATTATCTACATATGGACCAGGACAGTACTTATGAGTTACATCATAGTGTCGTACAATGTCAGAAGCAGATAAACCGAACTTACGGCACAGGTCTGCACAAACATTTACTGCACGTGTAACTGTGTCAGGGTGGAAGCTACCATCAGGCTCTTGGCACATTTCCACACCAACTGATAAGAAGTTAGCATTAGGCTTTAATGCCTCTACTCCTCTGTATGACCCGTCATTAGCTTGATAAGTTACTTCATCTAGTGGAATAATGCAGATTGCTTCAATTTTGTCTACAAATAAGCTAGCTGATGCATAACGATCAGTGAGATTATTAAAATAGCGTTGATGGTTAGCAGCACTAGCTCCTGGGTTAGCAGTGTAATGTAAGATAATCTTACGTACAGCTGTCAGCTTAGTACCTGGTCTAGAATATTGATTGATACGAATAAAGTCGTCTCTCCATGCTACCATTATTTATCTCCCCTTTCTTTTTCTTCCTCTGTAGAGTCTTGTGGTATCTGCTCATCTACCTTAGACTTTAAAAAGCCAGGTACTTTAAGACCCATTTCTTCTACATTTTCAATAATAGACTTAAACTCAGTAAAAATAAAATAGTAGTATGCTAGTGTCACTACTGGAACGAACTGTGTTTCCATCTTACTAGCTATAATTAGGGCTGTAATGAGAATAATGTAAGCTCCTAGCTTACTAACCGAGTCTCTTAGCCTTTTACTACTAATAGGGATACCATTCCGTTTAGATTTCATTATGCCAGTAATAAGGTCTAGTGTAAAAAGTGCTAAGAATGACCAGATTAACTCCGTATAGAATCCCTCTATATATGCAACAACCGTTCCAAAAACGCTCGCTAGGATTTTCCATTCGAAACCCTCGAATGCTTTCATTACATAGTGTCCCATTGTGCCCTCCTTTCTCCTAACTTGATAGTCAAGATACATATTTACCCCTCCATAGAAAGTGTACACTAATAAAATTGTAAAAAACAAAGGACACCCCTATGTAGAGGTGTCCGTCTGTTTTGTAAGAGTTATCTAGGATTCATTGGGTCGATGCCATGTTCTGCTAGGAACTCTTTATAGCGTTGGTACTCAACTTCAAAAGTGTTACACTTACCTTGTTCAATAAGGTAACGATATAATGGAGTTATAACTGTGATAGGCACCTTGTAGCGGTTTACTAAGCCACAACACCATGCTTGGTCTTTAGCAGTCCAGCCTGGCTCATAGTAAGGATACCATTCATCGCCAACTAGCTTTCCTCCGATACCATTAGTAGAACTACCTGTTCCATTAGTTAATTCAGCCATTGCTTACACCCCTTTTATTTCGTAATAGGTTGGATAGGTTGTTTCTTCTCTAACTCATTAATACGTTTAGCTTGTTCCTCTATCTGAGCTTGCATCCCCTCTACAGCAGAGATAACATAGTCACAGACACCTTGCAGAACTTCTGTTTTAGCGTCTATTTCCATAGTCTGTTGTGATTGGAAGCCACTCATCATCTGAACCATATCTATCATCTGCTTGAAACTATCCATAGGATTGTCTCCCTTAAACAGAGATATAGAATAAGCTCTACGCTTCAAGTCTAAGAAAGAGGAGTCAAAGTCTACATCGTCTGGAAGAATAAGTAAGCTACCGCTAATACCTTCGACCGTTCCTGTAGAGTGGTAGATGTTCTTTTCATCATCAGATACTCTAATGTTTTGAAGACCCTCTAACCTCATACCTTTAACTGCTTCACCATTAACTATAGTGTAAATTAGTACTTTCACTGTCACCACTCCTTCCTATATGTAGATGGAGGGTTGTATTAACCCCTCCATTATAAAAATCAACTTATTGATACTTAACCCAAACCTGTGCCCAGCCATCGAATATCATATAAGGAGAGGCAGCGTCTGCATATATACCGAAACCTCTAGCGTTACCTGAAGAGAAGTTACCTGCAAGTGCCTTAACATTAATCCACTTACGCTCTCCCCATGCAAAGTAGTTACCTGTAACAGGACTGCCTAGGTATGGCATACCTGATGGCTGACTAGCTTCATTGTGGTTACGGATACTAACTTGTTGTGCAGAGCTGTAACCACCACCGTTAGTACGTCCTATGCTGATTTGCATATCAAGGATAGTTTTGCCTTTAAGGAAGTCCAACTTATTACCAAAGAACCATAGACCTCTGTAGTTACCCCATCCATCCCATGTACCTTGTAGAACCTCATCACGATACCATTGACCACCATAGTTTTCACGCCATGATTTAGAGCCAACAGAATCAATGTAAGCCTCTTGTATAGTAACAGGAGGAGTAGGTTTAACCCAAGAACCAGTATTCTCTGTCCAGCTACCGCTCACCCATCCTCCTTGATCAGTATATCGTTCTATACCCCCAGCATAGAATCCAGGTCTAGTTCCCCCACCTTGTATAGTTCCAGCAGTACTAGAAAGTACACAGTAACAGTTACCACCACGACAGTCTATTACTTGAACATATCCTCGGTAAGTTCTCACCATATCCCAAGCATCATACATTTCACAACCATTCACAATCACATCACTGCTCTCACTGTATATACAAGCTTTAGCTTTATTATTACCTGTGAAGTTGCAGTTCCATGCGGAAACCCTAGTGCATCCATAAGCTTCTAAAACCCCATTAGACTGATCCCTACTATTACTAACGTTGATGTCCTGCATATACACCTGACAGCTACAGTACCACACTCGGATACCGCCCCAGATGGTTTTTCTACCATTCGTACCTGACCTAATGAAGATACCATTAGAACCTCCAACACCGCCACCACCTACAAAGCCTTTGATGTCTACCCACATCTCATACACATCACTTTGTAGCTTGATTTCTACATCCCCTTCAAGATATTTAGGTATGTTATTTAAGGCTTCCCTCATAGTCTTGTAAGGTTTAGCTTGGGTGCCATCAGGAGTATAGTTACCATTGTTGGCTGGGTCTACGAATACTTCCATCCATCCTTTGTTACTAGAAACCATGTTAGGAGCAGTAAGAGTACCAGATACATCTAGAATGTTGGTTCTAACCCTAGTGAAGCTAGCCCCGTTCTCATCAATCTGACCTACGGTATCTTGGTTACCATTGACAGTCGCATATACACGAAGTACACCACGTCCACCCTCACCTAGCTCAAGAGTACCTCCTTTTGCTTGGTCGAATGTCAGTAAACCAGTACGTCTAACTGTAGGTAGAGTGAACTGCCATTTAGTAGTGGTAGTTCCTGATGGTTGGTCAATTTGTACCCACACTCTAGCATGAGTTGCCCAGCTAGGGGCAGTCACTAGACCCTGTTGAGTCTTCCAAGGAGTGTTGGGTATATCAGTATCATTAGGGAAGGTAGTGCCCTTAATCCAGTTGGTCTGGGTAGTAGTGCCAGCAGAGTTTATTGCATAGAAGGCAAGACCTATACTTGCTAGGGCAGTGCCTGCAATCTGCTTAGCCATCATAGAGCAAGAGAATACTTCCTCTTTGTTGATAGGGAACACGTCACCGTAATAAAGGTCTCTAGCATTGTGTTCTATAACATAGTTGGTTGGTACCTCATTAGCTCTATTTGCATTGGCTCTGGCAATTAGTGTACCACCTACATATCCGTTTAAACCGTCCTTCAAATCACTGTTTCCAACGATGTTAGCTAAGTCCGTCACTGCAAGGTGTCTAGCTTTAACAATACCATCAAGCATGATGTTCTCACCTTTGATGAGTACCCCTTTACCAATCTCAGGAGAGAGGTTAATAGCAGCTATAACTCCATTAACATTTACCTTTAACTCTATGTCCTTAGCATGCTGGGTGATAGCAGATTCAGCAGTATCAACACGAGTAGTGATGTTGGTTACAGTATCATTCAGTACCTTAGCACTAGTATTAAAGCCTTGTGGTACACCAGATGATACTTTAGTATACACCTCTGCTACTGGATAGGAGGCTTTGTCCTGACCAGTCATTACCTCGATACCAGAGCCTTTACCTAGACCTTTTAGACCGATAAGGACATAAGGTGTACGGTAGACTATCTCCCCACCAGAGCCACCAAAATTAGCTATAGTATCTAACAGAGCACCTTTCAAGATGTTAACTGCATCCCAAGATGAAAGAACCACTAGAACAGAATTATCTAGGGAATTCAGCTTATCATTAAGGGCAGTCTGTTGAGCAGGGTTGTTGTACGTATCATAGTTGATGTCATCCACGATAGCCAAGTTTGCTCTGCTTAGGGTCGTTAGGCGTAGACCTCTATTTGCTGCTAAATCATACTTAGTAGCACCATTTATTTTAAGGACACGGTTACCACCGTGGTTGAAGCCTGTACCCTTAACATAAATCTCACCCTCAGCAAGCTTAGACAGTATCTCTTGTTTAGTGTATACGTCAGTCAACCAAACCTTATTAGTGATGGAATCTCCTAGGTTTTTAGTAGTAGCCTCAACAGTACCTACACGAGTTGTAACAGTAGAGATAACATTGCTTATTTCCTCTGGCATTGGTGTCCAGTCGGTAACCTTGTTACCAATCTCTACCTTCTGACCAGTAACCCAGAATTCCCCTACACAACCCTCTAACAGAGTCTTAAAGCGGATGAAGTTGATACCTGTAGCCCCTGCAAAGTTTAACTTGAAGGTAGCCGATAGCTTCTGCCAAGTCATGTTAGTGCCTACAACTTGGTTTACTACCGCATAATACTGGTCAACAGAAGTGCCATCTGCTTTCTTATACTGGACATATAACTCTCCAGCACGTAAGGAATTCCAAACGTTTACCCCTTTGACTACGTTTTGATACTTAATCCAGAGGCTAACTGTAACTTCCTTACCAAACAGGTCATTGGCAGACCCACCTATAAAGATAGGTATCTGAGACTGACCATTGTTCTTGGCAACAGTGTTTTTACCATGTAGAGCTTTCTTATGAGGGGGTGCCTCATTAGTAATGTCTACAATGTCTAGTATATCTCCTTTAGCGTAATACGCAGTGTTAGGGTCATCCGCTATAGCAGTACTAAAGTCACCATTGCCTAAGTAGTTACGACTACCAACTGTGATATTGTCTATGTTTTCTTGTACATCTTCAGGTGCAGGAGTCCAGTCCATAGGCTTGTTACCTTTGTATAATGCAACCCAATCTACTGTGGAAGCTGTAGTGTTGCTTGGGAAGTTATACAAGTTAATTACTTTTTCATTACCAGATGTAGTAGCTATGGCTTTGAATGTAACATAAGT